TGTTGCTTTCAAGGTTTGTAATAGACCCATCAACAGCATTTATTTCCTGGGCCTCAACATCAGTGGCATTCACAGTATTGGCATTTACACTTTCAGTTGCGGTAAGATTGGCGGTTGTAATCATTCCATCGTTTTCGATAGACTGACTTTTTAATGTATCTGCGTTTATTTCCTCCGCCGTAAAGCTTTCGAAGTTTAGGTTAGCAATAGTTGCATTTCCAGTAACGTTCAGGTCAACCGTTTCAACTTTGCTTGAAGCATTTACTGTTGGAGCATTCACTGAAGTCAAAGCAGTCAATGTGCTTGTGTCAATCCTTGTCGTGTCAAGGGAATCTGCGTTCACCTCTCCGGCATTAATAGTATCGGCACTGACTGTGCCTGCCTTGACGTTTGTTACAACTGCGTGATTACTGTGCAAGTTGTTAATCGTTCCTGAGCTTTTGTTGATGTTGGTGTCGTCTAACTTTGCGTTGATAGACTGGACATCCCCCTCTAGGATAGATGTTCGACTTTCTAGACCAGAGATTCTGTCGTTCTGTTCAACCTCTCTCTGTAAGTTAACTGATGGGTGTCCCCGCATTGATTGGGTCAACGTTCTCATATCTTATTCTCCTCCTATTAGTACCAAAATCTTTTGCCATCCACGAGTTTCCAGTGCTTGCCTTTTTTAGCTTCGGACATCTTTTTCCGAGTCTCCTCGGAAAGTGCCCCAGTATGTTTTCCTTTATTGGCTTCCGATATTTTATTCTTCTGCTCCTCTGAAAGACACTTTCCTTTATTCGTTCCAGGTCTGCCTTTACAGGCTTCGGATATTTTCCTTTTGTGCTCTTCGGAAAGGGGTTTTCCATATTGTGGATTTCTTTCACCCATCCTTGCTTCGGATAGTTTCCTTTTATGCCCTTCTGAAAAGTGTTTTCCTTTATTAAGGCTCCCACCTTGTCCACCATCAGCAATGTTATATTCTGCTTTTCCAATAGACCTGTAAAACTTTATGTATTCCTTTTCCAACAAATCAATAAAACTCTTTTTAACAATGCCAAAAACTAAAATATCTTTCTTAAAGTTTTCAATGCCGTACTTTTTCTGTGCCCTTTTCAAATGAACTCCGGAGCCCATATAATCATCATTAAGGTCTTTATATTTATGCTGTCCCACGTAAGTTTTTCCGTTAATCAGGTTCGTTATTCTGTAAATGCAGTACATTATTTTCTCCTATACATTAATATTAATCTAAATACCCCACTGGGTGCCAGTTGGATTAGTTGCTGGTTCCACAGTACAACTCGCCGTGATACGATTTATAGCAAAATCTGATTCAATCATTATTCCTACTCCAACTCCCTTGTTGTACTTTGGCGTAAAATCAATCTGCTTGAAATAGAAAATATCGTCCCAATCTGTTTTGCTGATTTTGATTGACGATTCCTCTTCCTGTCTCTGCCCATTGTCTAATAAAATATAAGATTTAACTTTTACGACACCGTTCCTTTTCTGGTCACTGAAAAGACTGATATTATATTTGTCTACGGTGAAGACCCTATTTTCACCTGCTCCTAGTAATCCACTGCAGTATCTAACTTTGTTAGTTTTTCTTCCCTCATCATCCTCATAATAAAAACGCGTGTTGGTGTAGCCGTCATTCTGTTTGTGGCAGATTGACACCGTTCCGTCCTCGATAAAAGTTATGGATTGAACACTATAGAAAGTCTGCTTAAAGGATTGCCGGTCTGACAGCATATAAAGTCCATCGTTAGTTGCCATATAGATTGTCTGTGTTGCAGGATTTGATGTTATATAATAAATATCCGAAATAGCAGAAGCATCCTTTGCTTTTGTCAGGTTTGCATCACCTGTGAATATATAGATAGCTCTGTTGTTTGGACTGTAGAAATAGGCTTTTGAAGGAACAGCTCCAATGTACTTCATTCCGTTAATGTTTATAATACAGTCCCTACCTTGGTAATCTCCATTAAGGTAGCTCAGGGAATAAATCTTTCCGTTAAGAACCGCATAAGGCATACTCTGGATAACAAAGATGCTTTCCATTCCTTTTATGGGGTCGGATATTGTAGTTAAAAGCATTGGCTCTGTGTCTTCGTAGATAACCTGAAAACCATTGTCTCCGTCAATCATGTAGTCCTGGTTGTTTCCTGACAAACTCCATTTAGCGAAAATGCTTGGGTTCCTCATCATCGAACTTCCACTATAGAGAGGATATGCTGCATTATTATAAGACAAATCTGAATCATTGTATTTCAGCTGGTCGTTTTCCGGACCCCTAACGATATTGTGGAAAGTTTTGTAGTAGGTTGCAGCAACACTTGTAGAATCTGTATAACTTACCTCATATTCCTCAATATCAACTTTTTCATCTGTTGGAAAATATTTTACTGAGGTACTGTCTGATAAAACATTGGCTGCAAACACTGCTGAGGAAATACCACTGTTTTTGTTTATAACAGTATATTTAACGTTTGCTCCACTTCCGTATATCCAGTTTTTGGAAGTTCCTGGGGCTACTTCTCCAAGTTTTCCAAAGAATATTCTGCCGTTCCAGTCGTAAGCATATTTGTTTATCTTTTCGAGTTTTGTATCGTAGCAGTTCCAATAAGAAGTTGTATTCAAAACCAGATATCTGTTTTCAACTAACGAAAGCTGAACCGGTTTTGTCTCTTTTCTTATCAAAATCCACTTTCCAATATCAATATCTCTGTAATAAGCAACATTGCTATCCGTATAAAAAGGTACTGAAGTATCGATAGAATGCCAAGGGGTAACCAAAGTACTGTTGTATGATATACCTGAAATAAATCCCATGTTAAACAAAGGTGTAAAGGTATCTGTAACGTTAGCCTTAGTTCCTGTACGCAGATAGAACGCATTTATTTTGTTGGTTTCGTTCCAAGTAGTTTTTGTTCTGTACGCTCCGGTATTAGTAAGCATAATATCTGCAAGCATATCATAGGTCTTGAATAAGCCACCTGTATAGACGTCATCCTCGAAGGCTTTATTTTCTGTCTTGGTTAAAAAGGTATGTCTGAAATATCCATAACTGATAGAGACAGAAGCAGCCATCTGATAGCCACCATAGGAAGTTCCGCACCTATCCATTCTTACGGCTGTAAAGTTTATTGCATTGCTTGACGTAACACTGTAAGTTGCTTTATTGTTATATCCGACAAAGGTAGAGCTTTCTGTACTTCCCATATCCGTTGCATAGAAAGGATAGACATATTCTGAATCATCAGGCATGTATAAATGCGTTCCTGACCAGAATGTAGCTGTTACTGAACTGCTTGATATTGAATAACTCCATTTTGCCCATTTACTGTTTCCTCTTACATTTCTGTTGTATTGTCCCATTCCTGTTACGGAAGTATATTCAGCAGGAACTGTAAAAGTCATGTCCTTTTTGTCAACAGCTGATTCGTGGTGAACCTCTACGATAGGACTAAAGTTTATTAAGTCCGTTGAGGTTATATAGCCATAGTTATTCTTGAGCGTAATGTCAAAGGAAAGTGTGTTGGAACCTGTCCAGTTTTCAATAGATAATGTTTTATTCCAACTTTGTGGTGTTACAGGCTGGTTAGCACTGTTCAGGTTGATATCGAAATGAACTGTAGCTTCAGCAGGTGCAGCAGTACCCCAATCCCGTAATGAGGAAGTAATATCATAGTCATAGTGATATTTGGTTGTATAGACTGCATAACGATATTGGTTTTCTGTCGAGGTTGCAATAGGAGCATAACCAGGGCTGAAAGTAAGCTCGTTCTCTGTTTCCAAATCATAGTACTTGTCATTCCGTTTATAGCATATCCTTGTTTCACTTCCGATATCCGATTTTGTAATCAATGCAGTATTAGCTTTCAAATATATATCTTCAGTTGTGCTAGGTACATCTATATTTCCTGTCCAGGTTTTATTTGTTACTTCTGTAAAACCGTCTGCCGTATTAAAAGTTAAAAGTCTGGTTACCAATGGTTCATCTGCATCGCTGTTTGCCTGCAATATAGCACCTGACTTGTTGCAAATATAAATAAGGTAATGGTCTGCCCCATACTCTGTCAAAGTCATTATTGGTGACTCCGTATTGGCAAGCCAGTTTGTATCTTCAGACAGGTACTGAATGTTGTTGTCAAATATAATCGAAGTTCTTCCGTTGTATAAGGTCAGGGCAACATAATGTCCGTGCCAGAGTCTCTCTATAATGTTGATAGCAAAAGAGCTGTTGACTACTGTATTGTAATGCTCAAAAGTAATGCCATCTGAAGACTTTTCAATAATAACTGAACTTCCTGAATGGTAGGCTCTGTATATTTCATTGTTGTAAAAAGTAGATAGGTCCGCTTCAATCTCTTGTTTAGTAAATATGCTGTCCTCTACCTCAAAAAGATTCTTTCCGTTCTTGGTCAAAAAGCCGTTGACTGTTGTATAAATATTTCCGTATTTGTCTGTAATAGATGGATTTTCTGTTTTAGTTTCTGTATAGAATAAAGGGCATAAGGCGTCATTGTGTATCGGAGAGTTACTGTCTTCAACCTCATCCCAGTTGTCATTAGGAACTGAATGGTTTTTGGACATAGATATATCACCGCTTAATGGTAAAAACCTCTTTATGGATTTTGAGTTCATTTACTGCTTTGCTCCCCCTTTTATTTTAAATAGACATTTTGTTAAAAACTTAAATAAAATAAGGGTCACCCCAGTTATGAAGTGACCCTTATTCATTTTTATCGCTACAACTTGCTACAGCTTATCAGGCAGTATATCCCAGAATCTTGGAATAGTCACCGTCTGACTGTGCAAAGACACCAACCACGTTAGCACTTGGGTCATATGCAGCCAAAGCACCAATGAATCCCAAGGTAACCGCACATGCAGGTCCGCGCCAAGTGTGAGCATTGTCATCGATAGTAATGTAATCCTCGATATTGAGTTTGGATACACCATCACCAAAGTTTCCATCGCCTGCACTTTCAACATCTGCCTTGCCAGGTGCTGTTGCATCAATACCATCATCTCTGTTCTGGTCGTTCTTTGAGAGCCAGATAAGCATTGCCAGAGAAGATGAAGTAAGAACGTAGAACTTTCCACGTGGACAGTCAACATCATCAATAACCAAGTCAACAAAGTTTGTGGATGCACTTACGGAGAACTCTTCGGTACCAATATTTACTTTACGAGCTGACTTGCTCTTTGTATCTGAATAGTACCAACCCTGAGCCTGAATCTCTTTATCAATGTCCGCACGGTCGAGTAAGTTAACTACAATCAGGTCAGCATCTCCACCCATTGCTCTGTTCAGCATCAAAGCATTCTGCAAGGTATCAACTTTCTTTTCAGTATCTGTAAGTGGCTTATAGAAAGCACCTGCATATCTGTCAGGGTCGGAGTTTCTTTTCTGTCCAAAGAATACTGTGTCGATATAGCTTTCCCAAGCAGTTCCTTCACGGCAGTTAACCATTGGGAACCATCCGTCCAGTCCCATTGGAAGGATTGGTATACTAGTGCTTGGGGCTACTGAACCTGCATAGCAGATTACACTACCTGCTGGTGCTGTTCCAGCTTTAGTTGCAGTAATAACGATTCCCTTCATTCCACCAAGTCTTGCATCTACGGTGCCTTCAATCAGTGAGTTGGCTTCTGCATCACCAATGTGTGCCTTGATAACAATGTCCCTACCAATCTCTACTTTCTGTGTTTCTGTAGGGTCAAGGTTGATTGTAAGTTTAGCTCCTACTGCTGCAACTGTCAAAGATTCCTTTACTACAGCGAACTCACCAAAACCACGAGTGTATAAACAGTTGGAAAGTGTCTTTCTCAGGACGGCTGTACTTCTATAGAACTCCCTTGTCAATATTGGTGCGTAAACATCAAGGTTGGATTTTCCAGCTGCCAATGTAGCCTTGTCAATCTTGTGTGTCGCCCAAACAGAACCAGGTGTAATAGAGAACTCAGCCTGCTGTCCACTTTCAGACATCTTGGCTCTGGCTGTTTCATAGTTACCAGCAACCGCTCCACCTGCTCCTGCTACAGCGGAAATATTGTAAGCCTTTCCACTTGCTTTTTCAAAAGCAATCTTTTTAATCAAAGAACCATCCCTTCCGAGCAAGGTTCCCATCTTGTTGTCATATCTGATTTTGAGCGACTTCATAATCGCTTCGCTGTCAGTAAGAACTGCATTAACTTTACCTTCGTCTGCCATCTATTTTCTCCTAAATATTTATTCGTCTGTTGTCATAATCAGCAAAAGCCTTTTTAAGTCTCTTGTCGATATCCTCTTCTTCTTCATCATCATCGTCGTCAGCATCGGTTTCGGTTTCGTCTTTAGTTTCTGCGTCCACAGCTTCCGCTTTGGCTAAATCTTCACCATCTGCTTTAACTTCGGTTTCACCGTTTTCATTTGTTTTTACTTCAATGTTTTCAGCCCCTGTCGCTTCTTTCAACTGTTCAAGCTGTTCAGTTAAAGATGCTACAACGCCTGCAACATATTCCGCTTCTTCTGGTTTGTCAGGGTTTTCGTTACTGTCATAGTCGGAAAATACCTTGTCAAATACATCAAAGTCCTCACCTTCTGCCTTTTTTATTCCTTCCAGGAGGGGTTCAAAATCTTTACTGTATTTTTTTCGAAAGTCCTCAAGTCTGTTGTCGTGGTCTAGCCTTTTATAGTTTTCAGCGGCCGGCCCAACAAACTCATCATTTATATATGACTTCAAATCGTCAACTTCTTTCCTGTATGATTCCAACTTCGAAGTAAATCCTGCAACCAAGTCCATTAACTCGTCACGTGAAAGTTCCATGTAAGTTTTCCTCTCTTATGTTAATACCAAACTCGTTTTCCGTTTCCGTCGAGTTTCCAGTGTGTTTTATGCATGTCGTACTTCTTTCCCTTCAGAGCTTCTATTCTCTTTCTTACTGTATCTTCTGACTGCTTCATCCCTTTATGGGACTCGGAGTTCTTTCTTTTTGAATCTTCAGAAGGGTGATTTCTTGACCTCCCTTTCGTTGTTTCTGAAATCTTTTTTCTTGTTTCTTCTGGCATTGAGTACCCTTTATGTGATTCAGACATTTTCCTACGGGCTTCGTCAGAATGGTGTTTTCCCTTATAACCACCACCTTGTCCACCATCGGCAATATTATAACATCCAAAAGGATTTTGTTCACGCTCTTTCTTTATGTAGAACTTTTCCATATCGTCAATGGTTGCCTTATATTGGACATTCTTACATATGATTTCTTTCCTAAAGTTTTCAATGCCATATTTTTTATATGCCTTATGTAGAGCTATCCCGCTCCCCATGTAGTCATCATATGGCGTTTCTTCATACCTGTGCTGTCCCACGTAAGTCTTACCATTGATTAGATTCGTTATACGATAGATGCAATACACACATTACTCCTTTTTAGTTGTTATTCCCTGGATTATCGTAATGAGGGCTTCGATAGCTGTAAGCACACCGACCGTCACAGTTGTAATCTGTGGCACGGTTTCTGTTGCCTTTACACCACCGATAGTCAGTCC